TATGGACTCATGCCCCATCCGTAACAACATTAGCCGTGTTGTCGGGTGCTGCGTTCCTTGGTTACCTGAACCGTACAGACATTTGGTTCGGTGTGACCGCCCCATTCGACGCCCTTGTCCAAGTCGTCCGGGAACGCTTGCTGTCGCGTGTGATTGCTAAGCATGCACAGTTGCTGCCAGGCTACAGCACAAACATTTTCACCAATGTATATCAGAATGTGCTTTCGCGTTTTAACAGACGTGTTATGCCGCAGGTGGTCGCAATTAACGCGGCGGCTGCTCGCGCGCAACTCCACAATTTCATCAATGGAGAAGCACTAGGTGAGAGTGAGGTTGACCTTCTAGAGAAGATCAACCACCTCAACCCCAGCACCAGAGGGTTGGTGCGCTCGTTGCGGTATGCACAGGCATTGGATGCCGTGTACCCGCGTGCCGGCAAGGTCCGGTGCCCCGCCGAGGACTTGGTCCTGGCTGATAGGTTGAAGACAATTTTCACCAAGGGGTACCAGGACTATTTGGAGGACGGCACCGTCATACAGGTGGGCGGCACAGTCAGAAACAAGGATCGCGCTGCTCTGATGGAGCGCACTATACAGGTGTACTGGGAGCTTGGGGAGCAAGCTCGTGCCACGTCGTTGTCGAAAGGCAGCATCCAATTCGATGCCAATGGCAAGGCGTATATCGATTTGGCGGCCACGCTGGCCGGCGCCGGACATCCGGCGCGGGTGAGCGCTTGATGGTGCCCTGTTCTCAGGTCGGGGGTTGATACGCTAGTCCCAGTGGCGTTGACACCAGAGATGACCGACCTTGAGGGCATGGGTAGGGCCAAGGTACCGATCCATAAGAGCCGCAAGTATGTGTATTTAAACGGCTATGGTAATGCTGATTTGTTGTTTTGTCACAACAACAGCAAAGCCAATTTAGTGCGTGCCATACATGAGCGGATCTTTAGGGTCAAAGGGGCGGAGGGATTGGTACCCCCACCGCAGCCGGAGAAAGGTGTGTTTAGACACGTCACAGCGTGTGTCAAACAGTATATGGGTGATGATTATGTCCCGTTGACCGACAAAGAATTTCTTTGCCAGGTGCCGGCACAGAAGAGACGTATATATACTGCCGCTGTTGAGCGCTATTGGCGCCGCGGCCTTACAGCCGCGCAGTGTGGGGTTTCCGCATTCGTGAAGTTTGAAAAGCAGGTAGTCAGTGAATCCAAGTCTGACCCTGCTCCACGAGTGATCCAGACAAGAAGCCCCGTGTACCATTACCGGCTTGGACGGTATACCAGGAAGATTGAACACGATATATATAAGGCCATATCCCGCTTATGGGGCGGCCCGACGGTTATGAAGGGCATTACACCTGATCAGGTGGCCACCAATATAGTACAGGCTTGGGGAGAGTTTTCCAGTCCTCGGGCGTTGTCAATGGATGCGAGCAGGTTTGACCAGCACGTGTCGCGTGACGCGCTCAAATGGGAGCATGATGTGTATTTGCACTGCTTCCAAGGAGACCCTGAGCTACGGTGGTTATTGAAACAACAGCTTAACAACGTCGGGTATGGTGACTACCCAGGAGGACAAATACGTTACACCACAAATGGGTGTCGGATGTCTGGTGACATGAACACTGGACTTGGGAACTGCTTGATAATGTGCTGCTTGATGAAGCAGTTCTGCGACGACTTGGGGGTAAAAGCCCGGTTAATCAACAACGGAGACGATTGCGTTTTAATCGTCGAGGCGGAATGTGTTCCGCTTGTTGTCGCAGAGTACGAGCGTTGGTTTCTCAG